CGTCCCCACATTGCGGGAAGTCGCGCCGCGCTGGGCTGAAATACAGGACCGCTGGGCCGCGCTTTCCGAGCGCGAAGAGGAAATCCTCGCCGAGCTGCGCCCGCTGGTGCAGCAGATGAACGCGAATGGCGCCAACAGCGCCGCGGCGACACAACCGTCCCGGCCCGCGCACGCACCCGAAATCAACTATCGACCCGGGGTCGCCGCGAAGATCGGCAACATCTTGCCGTTCCGCCCTGTGGACGCAACTCCAGCGCCGGTAACCGACGTGGTCACGGCACGCGCGGCCGAGCTCAGCGCAGAGCTCACCGACATCCGCGACTCCAAGGCTATCCTCCTACCGGAGCTGCGCCGAGAAAACTTCGCCGGAAGCGCCCTTCTGATCGCGCGGCGCCTTCCCGAATGTCGGGCGATTGCCGAGCGTTTCGTCGCCGCGCTCGTCGCGCTGAACGCGGCCTGGTGCGATCACCAGGCATTCATCGCCGGCATCGAAAGACAAGGCGCATCGACGGCGACACTGCGGCGCCTGGTTCTCGGCGATAGCGATCCAGCGCGGATGATCGCGGCGTCGCTGCGCCTGGCGCTCGAGGCCGGTCACGTCGAGATCGATCAAATCCCGCCCGAAATTCTAAAGGAGTAAGCCTGAAAATGTCTGCGCAGATGATCCGATCGCTTCGCGCCCAGCGCGCGCAACTTGTTGCCGATGCCGGCCTCCTCGTCAAAAGCGGCAGCTTCACCGCTGACGTGCAGCGTCGCTTTGACGAGATGATGGTGCAGGCGGACAGCATTAAGGCGCAGATCAGCCGGCTCGAACTGTCGGAGGCCCGCGAAATCGAGATGCTCGAAGCGCAGCGCAGCGGTGGGGCCACGCTGGCAGGTATGGCGCGCGCCACTTGCACCCTGGGCTCGCTCTCGGGCGACCCGGAGATCGAGCGCGAGACATTTTATGCGTACCTCCGCCACGGCGCAGCCGCCTTAAACGACGAGCAACGCGCGGTGTTTGCGCGGCGCTTTCAGAACGCCCAAGGCACGACGCCCGATACCGCGGGTGGGTACACCGTCCCCTTCGGGCCGATGCAGGTGCTGGTCGAGGCGCAGAAGCAATATGGTGGCATGCTGGAGGGCGAGTGCACCGTTCTCGACACCGAGGGCGGCGAGCCCATCCCCATTCCGACGAATAACGACACCAACAACGTCGGCGTCAGGCTTCAGGAAAACACCCAAGCCGCCGAGCAGGACACCACTTTCGGCACGGTGGTGCTCAACGCTTTCACGTATTCCTCGAAAATCGTTCTCGTGTCGAACCAGCTGCTCGACGACAGCAATTTCGACATCGGCACTTTCCTGATGAATGCACTCGGCGTTCGGATTGGCCGCGCCGTCAACACCGACCTCACCGTGGGCACCGGGGCATCGCAGCCTACCGGCGCCGTCACCGCCAGCATGCTTGGCTTTACCGCCGGCGGGTCGACCAGTTCGGGATCGACCGCGACGATCGCCTATGCCGACCTGGTCGAACTGGAGCACTCGGTCGACCCGGCCTATCGCAAGAATGCCCGCTTCATGCTTTCCGACACGACGCTGAAGGTGATCAAGAAGCTAACCGACACCCTGGGGCGCCCCTTGTGGCTGCCTTCGATTTCGGTCGACGCGCCCGCGACGATCCTCGGCTACCCCTACATCATCAACCAGGACATGGCTGCGCCGGCGCCCTCGGCCAAAACCATGCTGTTCGGCGATTTCAGCAAGTATTACGTACGCCGGGTTGCTGCGGTGCGCGTGCTGCGCCTCATCGAGCGTTACGCGGATTACAACCAGACCGGCTTCGTTGCATTCCAACGCTGGGATGGGAATTTGATCGACGCTGGCACGCATCCGGTCAGATACCTGCAGCAATCGGCTTCCTGATTTATCCAGATCGGCGTCACCGCAAAGTGACAGCGCCGATAGGTCAACACGGTGAGTGACCTTAACAACCCCGTGAGGCGTCGGCTCGGGGCTCGGGCGCGGGCGCCATTGCCTTTTGACCGCGAGCGGGCCGATGTGCTGCTCCTGGTCGCGGAACTCAGCCCCGGCGACTACACCGTGTTGCGCCGCACGACAACGGACGGACGGCCGCCATGGCGGTAGCGATCTCCTCCTTGCGCGCGACGCTTGACGCGACCGAATATGTGTCGGGCGCGAACGCCGTCTCCGATGCCAACGCCAAGATGGCGGCGAGCCAGGGCGCAGCGACAGCGGCGATGGACGTCACCGAGCGCAAGCTCGGGACCAACGCCGATGCGTTAACCCGGTTGCAGCGGACGATCGATCCCACCTTCAGTTCGCAACAGAGGCTCGCGGCCGGGACCGCGACCCTGCAGCGGGCCTTGGACAACGGGTCGATTTCGGCGACCGAACATGCCCGTCTGATTGACCTTTTGGCGCAACGGTACGTACCTGCAGTGCAGGCCGGGGCGGCGGCGGCAGGTGCGATTGGCGGTGTCGCCGGCGCTGCGCGCGCGAGCGTAAAGGACTTGAAAGAACTGGCCGACGAGCACGACAAAGTTAGTGGCTCGGCCGGCCGGATGCGCGAAGCGCTGGTGCTTGTGCACGAAATACTTTTTACCGGAAATTATCGGCGCGCCGCAGGTTCTGCAATGATTGAATTGCAGAACTTCGGGAAGATGCAATCTGTTCTCACTGCAGCGATGAACCCTTTCGTTCTCGCAAGCGTTGCGACCGTCGGCGTACTCACGGTTCTTGAGCTTCATTACGAGCAAACGGACAAGCAGGCGCGTGCGCTCAACACCACATTCGGCGTCCTGGGGAACGGCTCGATCGGCCTCACCGACAGGCTTCAAGGCGTCGCGAAGTCATTGCGCGACAGCGGCGTTTCCTCCGGCGACGCAAATTCGATCGTCCTAAGTATCGCCCGTGATCCGAAGCTCAACCCTGAGGCGGCCGGCGACATTGCCAAGACGGGCCAGAACCTTGGCGCGTTCATGGGCACGAGCGCGGCCGACGGCGTCCGAGCCTATAAAGAGGCGCTCGATGGCGGCGTCGCCTCGATGCTCAAACTCGGCTATTCGCTGAATGCTTTCAGCGCTGACGAGGCTGTCGCTATTCAGGAAATGGCGAAGCACGGCAACGAGGCGGGAGCGTTCAATCGAGCAATCGCCGATGTCGGCAAGCGGCTCGATGAGGTCGCCACCAAATCCGTTTCAGAAGCCAAAAAGAGCACGGGCGATCTCAGGAAAGCCTGGGATGACATGCTCGACGCGATGGCGGACAGCAGCGCCTACGGCAAAATCCACAACAACCTTGTCCTGATCATGCAGGACATGACCAACCTCATCGCCCATGGGACGCTGCGGTTTGGGTCATCCCAAGTAAAGATTTTCGACCCAACCGGCGATGAGTCCTACACGCCCGAATATTCGGCGCAGCTCGTTCAAGATCAGATGCGGGCGCACACGGCGCGGTATGGCGGCGAGAGGCCGCTATTGGTGGGTGGAGCACTCGGTAATCTCTCCAGTGTGGTCTCGTCGCCGTCGGGCGATGCGTTGAGCAGCCTTGTCGCGGCGATGATCCATACGGAGAGTGGCGGCCATCAATATGACCAAAACGGGAATGTTCTGACCTCATCGGCCGGAAACCTAGGGCTGATGCAACTCGGCGTCGGAACAGCATCCGATCTAGGGGTCAACCCCTATGATGCACAGCAGAATGTCGCCGGCGGCACGCGTTACATTCAGCAGCTCACGGCCAAATACGGCGATCTTCGGTCGGGCCTTGAGGCCTACAATTGGGGACCTGGCAACTTCGATCGATACCTGACTGGCACCGCTTCTATGCCGGGCACCGTGACAAAGTACGCCAGCGGGATACTCGCGAACTCGGGTCTTTCAGGCTCGACAACGGCCGATCAAATACAGGGTTCGGTTGTGAGCCAGGTCGCGCCAAACACGGAAAAAGCCGAAGCGGCCGCGCAGGCTCTCAAAGACCAGACGAATGAAATCAGTCTTCAGTCCA